GTTACCTTTCACCGCAAGGTCTAGTTACTCTTGTAACCGTACCTCAACCCACACCTTCCTCAGTATGGAGGTGTTGCTGATGACAAACCCTAGTTCCCGTCTCTCGGCGGGCGCTAGGTGAGGCAAATACTTTGCTTCACCGGCTTCAATAAAGAATTGAAGTAGGTTGTCCCAGCTCTCTCGTCTGCCGACCTTTGCCTTGGTAGCTAGGGAAAGTACCCTAGTTTCCCACCTATGAAGCTCCTTGTTATATCTCAAGAAGCGGGTGGGAAGGCTATCTTGAACAAATGAAGACAGACTCAGACCTGAGCGGACGTTGACGGGCAGATAGACTGCACTACTAAGCAAATCTATCATTCCGGCTGACATCCTCCATAGTCCTTTTGAGTGAGCGTTATTACTAACCTCTACCCAGCTGGCTATGTCTTCAGGACTGTCCCCCGGCACATGGTGCGATACATATAGAGGGGTTACATCGTAACCCTTATACGCATCCATGCCACATGACTCACGGAAGTTACCTTCACTGTGAGTCTTGGACCTGTTCACCTGCAGTTGCAGAGCGTCCAGGTACCAAGCTAGGGTTGGAACATTTGATGACGGTATGATGATATCGTCACCAAAGACCCTGACTCTTCTTGCAACAGAAAGAACCGTTCTGTAGTTTACAGGTAGGTTCTCATCATATATAACGGAGGCAATAGCCAGACCCGCATATACAATGCTCTGCACAGGAAAAGTAGTCGCGTTTCCTTGACCCGCATACTTCTTTAGAAGCATACTGAAGTCGTGGGAAGTACCAGTTCCGTTAACAACGGTTCGGGTACGCGTTGCGTAGAGAGCTTCAAGAAGCGATCTATTACTTGAGAACGCTCTTTCAACTGTCCAACAGGACAAGCGGTCAGAGGCCGAGCTCAGGTCGACGGTAGCGTTGCTACCGTCTAGTGAAGCAAGGCGTGCTGCTTCTCTAGAACTTTCCTGAGAGGAAAAGTTCACGCACGCGGCCAAGGGTTTGGGCATGTTAGCCCTCACCCATGCCAATACTGCTTGTTGACAGTATTGGTGCGCCGTAGGCTCCGCTGTGATTAGCCTTGGTCCTTTATAGGACTTAGGAACTGCCATAAGTTTGGCAGGTGGCTCTTTGTGGCTCCAATCAACGTAGTCGGCTACCGAGCCCTGGTTATGACACCTATGGGTGTCAGGCAGGAATGTTTCGGATAGCTTTAGCGGCCAATACTCGAACCGGTACTTATCGTTTCCAGTTCGCGTATCAGAGACGGCGCCAGGGCCGTGTCTTGGCAGTAGGGAGGCAGCATCGAGCTGTTGCTGGGGTACAATGTAGCGGAAAACTCCGTCAACAACGTCTCCAGGCGTCCCACTCTTCGACTTTCGGCTACGAGCTGGTAGCTCACAACCAAAAGTGAAGCGAACAAAGTGCCAACGATCGCCATCCCAATGTAGGGAAGGTTCTCGGAGGTCACGTTCGATTCGTAGGAATTGCTCAACAGCTTTCTCCTTCGAATCCTCAGGACACTCTACCTTGACCTTTTTGAAGAGGTAAAATAGAGTGCGCAAGAAGAATACCATATCCGGATCTACATCCGGGTATAGTTGCCAAGTGCTGTCGAAAACCTGCGAAAGCAGGCGTCCGATAGGTGTGTGTCTTTTGGAAGGACACGCGCCTATGCCACACTTCGGGTCCACATAGTGTCCTGAAGAGAGTCCTGAATCGAAGGCGACCCCAATCTGGGGAAGCTGAAGATACAAGACTTGTTCGTGGCCCTTGCTTTCTACGATCCTATGGATGTAGTTAGACAAGGCGTCGACAGTATTACACAGTTCCGGGAACGTCGCCTTCATGTCCAAGACAAAAAGGTCGAACAGTCCAAGAACTGCATGCTGCTTGTTTACCATAGTTTTCTGGCTCCTTACAGAGGCAGTATGGCAAACAGAAAGGAGGGTCAGGCCCGTACGCTGGATTGGCGTACGGGACCATGCAGTCTCAGCTCTCGCGAGCCATGACTGCAGCCTTCAGGTCTGTCACCGCAAGAAGCGATGCCAGAGCGCCCTCGGTGTTTCCGAGGGTGGAGGTGACCTGGGCCGCGTCAAATGTCTTGTACACGGTCCATGCCGATTCCATGCGCAGGTAAACACCTGCGGAATCGAAGCGCTCCACGTCGACCCGGATGAGGTGCGATTCACCAGTCTTCCCCGTTGCGGGGATGGTATGACTGATGGACGCATGCACCTTGATGGTGCCATCCGACTTTTCGCCGAAGTACTTGGACGAGAAGTTATCCTGGTTGAGCCGTTTCACCGTGATGGTGTCGGAACCAACAGTCAGGTCGTAGCTGTTTGCAAGCATATGCAGTTGTCCTTCAATGGGATTTGGACGTCTCACGACGTTCAGAGAGAGTTGGCTCAAGAGAGCCTGCCATTATGGCATCTTAATCCCGAGGATATCCCGGAACTAAGACGGTACCGAAGAAGTAATCAGTACCTAGATCTAGCAGCAAGCAGTGCCGCCAATATACCCCACTGTGAATGGGTAAGCACCGGTTCAAACCGAAGCTTATTCTTCACATTTGGGAATACCCCACGCTGTTTCTTGACGACCCGAAGGTCGCCAGAATAGGCAATGGGTACCTGCGGATAATTGGTTCCTCGGAACGTTATCTGCGTGGTTGACGTGCACATGATGCAAGTTCCAGTAACTTCAAACGGGATAGATCCACCACAAGCGGTGATGAAGTCCCCCCAGTTACTGAAATAGTCGATTAGCCATGTCCATGGAATAGCATTCCACAGTATGTCTATCGGCATTGATAGGTTCATACCCATCAACTTGCTAAGCATGCTACCTGGTTCAGGCATACCACTAAGGTTAGCGGTATAACGCCCGGTGAACCAGGCTGTATGTGAAGACCTGGCAGTGTAATAACCTTTGACCGACCCAAATCCTTGAACGGATGCTGAAGGGCTGATCAAAGGCCAGGTGGTACCATCAACATGAAGGCTACCACCAACGCTACCATCACTACTAGCCTTATGAAGAAAGCGTCGACGCCTTTCAAGCGTCTCAGCAAACTGAAACAGACTAGTAAGGTCATTAAGTAGAGGCTTGACGCCAAACTCAATGGCCAAATGAGTTCCACCAGGGTTAGACGCACGGCGTCCACCCCCGAGTCCGAGAGCGTACCCGACATCCCTAATCGTTCTGGGAAGGTCGCGCAGCTCGACGAACATGTTAACAGGAGAAATTTGACCCCTAGAAGGGTTGAGCTTCGCCAGGATCTGCGTCTGCAGACCCGATAAGTTAACATCATGGAACGGTAGTCCTGCTACTTGTAAGTACCCAATGGGAACATTGGAATACTCATAGGTATACAAGGAGTTCTTCACATACGTCCCTCCGACCCTAGTCGGACGCAGAAACTTCTTCGTGATATAGAAGGAGTTCTGCTTCGTGTAGGGAGGACCTGGAGAAGTCCAGGTCCCGAGGGAGTACCACTTCGAGCGAGGCCCATTGTAGGTGTAATTCTGAACAGGATTACCCCTAAATATGACCTTGGTTGAACCTCCGCCACTAGCACCGCTAGTGCCGGACTCGTTGTAGTACATAGCTGCCTCCTGCTTTAGAGGTAGAACAGGGAAAGACCCTGTACGGGACCCGAGAG